GAGAGTTTCTCTATGATTTTGAAAGGGGTCAGGGAGAACTGGAACCCTGCTGGTGGGTCAGCATCAAGTCATTAAGAGGGCAGGCATTTCGCATCGAATCCTATCTCAATGAATATGGTGCATTGTATGACAAGCTGCCCCTGCATGCCTATTGCTGGAAACCCATAGAAGGCGATCCACTGCCCCTGGATTATCTGCAGTTGTGGGATTGTCTGAGCTATGATATAACTGTGATAAAGAAAGCACAGTTACAATCCATGAGATGCAAATTTAAACTAAAGAATGGAGATTGGATGTATGGTGTTTATCTTTTTACAGTTGATAGTGCTCACCCTGATTTTAACATTCTTGATACAGGCTTTTCTGAAGATGTCGAGGACCACAAGTCTTATAATTTCATTCAGTGTGATAATGGGCAGTTTGCTGCTCAGCCAAATAATCGCCTGATTATATTAGAGCCCAGCAGCAATCCCAAGCAATTAAAAATGCCAGACTTTAGAGTAGCAACCAAACGCTGGAGCGTGGAAACAGACGGCAAGTGGGCTCTGGGGAATACCAAAACAGTTATGTACGAGGAATAAAAATGAAAAGAGTATTGAGATTTACAGCCAGCTGGTGCGCACCCTGCAAGGGTCTGGCCATGACTATAGCTGAGATAGATAGTAGTCTGCCCATGGAGGTAATTGACATCGATGAACATCCAGAGGTTGCCAGAGAATATGGTATCCGTGGTGTACCAACTCTGGTAATGTTGGATGAGAACATCGAAATTAAACGCATGAGCGGCACCAAAACAAAAACAGATTTAGAGCAATGGCTCATTAACTAAAAGGAAAAATTATGTCAGATCAATATTCACGTTTTATTGCAATCTTAGAAACAGCCAAACCAGACTTTGATAAGTTCTATGGCAAAGAAGTCAATGCCGCAGGTGGCCGTGTTCGTAAACATCTGCAGGAGCTGGCCAAGTTGTGCAAAGAAGTTCGCACCGATGTAACCACAGTTAAGAACGCACGTCAGGAAGCCAAGGCAACAAAATAATATCATGATTCTATTCTTTAATATTTACGTAACTGATCGGCAAAACACCAAGTATAATCGTCCCAATCTAACAGCACATTCTAGATTTGACATTGCTCGTTATTGCCTGGCCAGTTACGCACCTTTGATGCCATTGGTAGAGAAAGTATACTTCCATTGTGAATTGGCCGACGGATTTGATCGTCCTGAATACTATGAAGCCATGGAAGATTGGATTGGCAAAATCTTTCCCGAAGACAAACTTGAAGGCGACTTCAATCGCGTACTGGGAATCGAAGAATGGCGCAAGTTTCGGGATCGCATCGCCGACGTAGACTACAAATCAATCTATTGTCAGGGCAATGACGATCATGTGTACCTGGCGCCAGATAATCGGGTATTCAAGCGTGGGCTGGACATCATTGAAGCAGAATCAGAAATCAATTCCATCTTCATGGCCAGCCATTGGCCTGAATACTTCTTTAATAGCTATGCTGGCGGTTACCATCATCGTGTGCCTGGCGGTCTATTAAAGGAAGGTGACTTTGCCATTCATGAAGCACCCAACACAGACAGCATTGTTGTTCTGAAGAAAGAATGGTTCAATTGGTATTGTGATCAACCAGTGAATCCTAATCTGAGAAACTATCAGGGTGGACCGCTGAATCGCATCGAAGATTGGCATCCAGTAAATGGTGGTCCAGTATTCCCCATGACTCGCATCTATACTCCGGTAACCGAAGTAATGCGTCACTACGATGGATACAGTCATGTGAATATGCCGCCGGCTCCAATTGCACCCTTGGAAGTGCCACCAGGCTTCTTTGACAACAACATTAAAATTCGATATGGCTATCCAGACCGCAGAGAAGATTGTGTGAATGTCAACCCCAGTATTTTATCTTTGAAAACCATTGACTTAATCGGCGGAACCGACTATCATTGGTGTTTAAGCGACATTCCAGCTTTCTGGAGAAGTCGTATCAGTGAGATAGATATATGCCCAGATGCAGATCTGGAGTCCATGGTTGCAGAACGCAATCAACGATTCAAAGAACGGTCCAACAATGCTCACTGGAGTTTCCCAGCCGAGTGGTTGGACGCAGGATTAGTGCCCTTAGATATAGACAAGGATTATAAGAAATGATAAAAAAGATCCAGTCAAAGTTAGTTGATGACAGAAATAGTTTCAAGCCATTCAACTATCCTTGGGCTTATGACGCCTGGCTTAAGCATGAACAAAGCCATTGGCTTCATACCGAAGTGCCCATGTTGGAAGATGTCAAGGATTGGAAGACTCGGTTAACCAAAGAGGAAAAGAATTTTCTCACCAACATCTTTCGCTTCTTTACTCAGGGCGACATCGATGTAGCCGGTGGTTATGTTAAAAACTATCTGCCCTACTTTCGCCAACCCGAAGTAAGAATGATGTTGTTGGGCTTTGCTGCCCGCGAAGCACTGCACGTAGCGGCCTATAGTCACCTGATCGAGACTCTGGGGCTGCCCGAGACAACCTACAATCAATTCCTGGAATACCAGGAGATGAAGGACAAGCATGATTACGTTCTTGATATTAGCTCACAGAATGGCGATGCTGCTTCTACTGCTACTCACATTGCAGTTTTTAGTGCTTTCACCGAAGGCATGCAGTTATTCAGTTCCTTTATCATGCTACTTAACTTCCCACGCACCGGCAAAATGAAGGGCATGGGTCAGATTGTGACCTGGAGTATTGTGGACGAAACTCAGCATTGTGAAGGCATGATCAAGTTGTTCCGTACCTATGTGCAGGAAAACCCGGAGATTTGGAATGATGAACTTAAAGGCCGCATTTATAGCATTGCAGAAAAAATGGTTGAACTCGAAGACAGATTCATTGATCTATCTTTTAACATGGGCGGCATAGAAGGATTGTCTGCGGCCGATGTCAAGCAGTACATTCGCTACATTGCCGACCGTCGTCTGATCTCTCTGGGCATGAAAGGTATCTTCAAGGTCAAGAAGAATCCTCTGCCTTGGGTTGAGGAAATGATCAATGCTCCCACACATACCAACTTCTTTGAAAACCGCGCCACAGATTATGCCAAGGGTGCACTATCTGGAAAATGGGATGACGTCTGGGCTTAAATGGAGTTAATATGAAAATTTGTGTGACGAGTGGGCAACATAATGAAAGTAAATATGCAGCAGAATGGGTAGCCTGGTATCTACTGCAGGGTGTTGATAAGTTTGTGGTCTATAATCATGAGAGTACTGACAATACCCGAGAGGTCTATGAACAGTTAGCCAAACACTACAACATAGACCTCTACGACATCTTTGGCAACAACTGCCACTATCCCATGCAGCAGCATTTTGTGGACACATACAGACCAGACTATGACTGGCTAATGTGTCATGTTGATCCCGATGAGTTCATGTGGGCTCCCGATGGCAGAACTGTGCGTGAGGTGCTGAACGACTATGAGGACATCAATGTAAGTGCCTTGGGTGTGTATTGGTCATTCTTTGGTAGCAATGGTCATGTTCAAGATCCCAATGAGCCCACCATTAAAGCATATACACGCCGCGGTCCCTTGGACCATCCGCTTAATCACCACATGAAAAGCATTGTGCGTGGCAACGGCCGGGGTGGTGTAATGTATGTCACCAACCCGCATGTCTATACCACGGAACTTGGTACCATTGATCTGGAAGGTCGTCGCATTGAACCTCATCAGGGCTGGAATCGAGACAATCCCAACAGCACCAACATCATGCGCATAAATCATTATTGGGCGCGCAGTGAAGAATGGTTTGAGAAGGTTAAGGTGCCTCGGGGATATCGCTGGGATCGACCAGCCACTGATCCATCCAGCAATGTCAGTCGTGAATTCTGGGAAAGCCAGAATCTCAACGATGAAGAAGACACCGGTATCTGGGATCTTTGGGGCGAACGATTCATGGAAAAGTTGGCTGAGGTGAGAGAGAATCTTGGCGATGTTAAACCTAATTTATTTGGACTATGAAAAAAGTATTATTGATTGGTAGCTCAGGCTACATTGGAAGTCGTCTTGGACCCTATCTCAAAGACATTGGTCACAGTGTTGGTGGTGTAGACATAGGCTGGTATGGTCAGCGCAGCCTCGAAGCAGTAGAGCAGGACTATCGCAATCTTCCTGCGGATATTGTCAAGGAAGCCGATGTAATTATTCTGCTGGCAGGTCATAGCAGTGTAAAGATGTGCGGCGGTGACATACAGTCAGCCTGGAAAAACAATGTCAGCAATTTTGTCAATTTGGTAGGCAAAATGCATCGCGGACAACAGTTAATCTATGTGAGCTCAGGGTCGGTGTATGGCAATGGCAATGGCGAAGTATTCAGCCCAATCAACAACTATGACATCACCAAGTATGTTCTGGACTTAGAAGCTCAGCGTTTAATCAACGATGGTTATAAGATTCTTGGACTGCGTTTTGGAACTGTCAATGGATTTGCTCCCTACGTTCGCGATGAACTGATGATCAATGCCATGATGATCAATGCCCGAGATTATAAACAAATCACCGTCAACAATGCCTACATTCGTCGCCCAATCCTGGCAACCAGCGACATCTGTGGTGCCATGGAAGCCATGATTGATTCACCGATTCCACGCAGCGGCATCTATGATTTGTGCAGTTTCAATGACCGAGTGATTGACATTGCCGAGGCAGTTGTATATAATACTGGAGCACAAATCAATACACTGCCGGATCGTCAGGGAGTCTATGATTTTATCATTAGCAATGAACAGTTTAGTCGTGAGTTTGGTTTTAAATTTACTGCAACTCGTGAATCAATTATTGAAGAATTGGCCACCAATTCTTTCGACCATGGAAATAGGAATGAGGTAAAAGATTATGCATGATTGTACACCAATCCAGCAGTGCTGCGCCTGTGGGTCACACAAACTACGTCTGGTGTTGGACATGGGCAACCAGCCCCTGGCCAACAGCTATACACGAACACCTGACGAGGTATTGCCAGAATTTCCTCTGGCGGCCAATGTCTGTGAAGAATGTTTTCATGTACAGCTTAGTCACGCAGTCAATCCCGATCTGATGTTCCGAGACTATCTGTATGTCAGCGGTACTACCAAGACACTGATTGAGAACATGATCTGGTTTGCCAACTTTGTAGTTGAGTATTGCGGATCCCATCATGGACGAATTCTGGACATTGGTTGCAACGACGGTACTCAGTTGGATGCATTCAAGTCTTTGCGCTGGCGTACCTATGGTATTGATCCTGCCACCAATATTACTCCAATAGCAGTAGCCAAGGGACACAAAATAACCACAGACTACTTCGATGCCAACTCAGCCATAAGTTTGATTGATGTTCAACCCGATGCCATTGTGGCACAGAATGTAGTAGCCCACAACTTTGATGCTGTTACATTCCTGCGCAATGTGCGCCAGGTCATGAAACCAACCACCAAGTTCTTCATGCAAATCAGTCAGGCCGACATGATTCGCAACAACGAGTTTGATACCTGCTATCACGAACACATCAATTTTTTCAACGTCAAGTCCTTGACCAAAATTGCCGAGCGCGCAGGCCTGCACATCGAAGACATTGTTCGTTCGCCCATTCATGGCAACAGCTACATTGTTATCATGGGACGGCAGATGAATCGTTCCAGGTATCGCATTCAAAACCTGATGAACATCGATGAGGCAGATGGCCTGTATGATATGAAGACCTATGAACGCTGGGGTGAGAATGCTCAAAATCTCATGGATGATTTGGTCAAGCACATTGAGGCGGCCAGACAGCTGGGCTATCGAGTAGTTGGCTATGGTGCTGCTGCCAAGGGCATGGTTGTCACCAACTTTGCCAAGCTGGAGCTGGACTTCATTATTGATGATAATCCACTGAAGCAGGATCGGTTCACTCCAGGCATGCGCACACCCATAGTTGCAGTCACTGAGTTGGACAAGTACAGCAATGACCGGATCATGTTTGTTCCTCTGGCCTGGAACTTCTTTGCCGAGATTACCAAACGCATCAAGGCCGTGAGAAACAATCCAGCCGACAAGTTTGTTACCTATTTTCCTGAAGTCACAGTATTTGAGGCAGATTAAATGTTTACTCAGTATGCCAAGGAACGCATGGAGATATGTCAGTCCTGCGAACATTACCGACCAGCCGTTAAACAATGCAGCATCTGCTGGTGCTTTATGCCAGCAAAAACCCTGTTCAAAGAACAACAGTGTCCTTTGGACCCACCTAAATGGAGTAAGATAATTGAAAGCAGATATGATCCAGGCACATTTGGATGTTGCGGAACGGTACGCCAAACTGAGCAAGGCGAGGAGACTTAATGTAGGTGCGGTTGTCGTCAAAGACGATCGCATCATTAGCATTGGCTACAATGGCACACCGCCAGGCTGGGATAACAACTGCGAAGATGAAACTGTAGAATTGTACTCAGGATACGAAGGTGCTATACACAGAACTGTGTTAAAAACCAAACCCGAAGTTCTGCATGCCGAAGAGAATGCCATAGGCAAGCTGGCACGCAGTCATGAGAGTGGCAATGGCGCCACCATGTTCATTACACACGCTCCATGCGCGCAATGCGCCAAGTTAATTTTAGTGTCGGGAATTTCTCAAGTTTACTACCGCGATACATATCGCGATGACGCCGGCATCAAGTTCCTGGAAAAGGGTGGCGTCCGAGTTCAACAAATAGAAAAAGAAAAAACCGATGAAAAAGCACATAGAATGTCACAGTTGTGACGCAGCATTCAATGTAACACATGATTTAGATCCTCACTACTACAGCATCAGCCACTGCGCATTCTGTGGCGCAGACCTGGACAAAGAAGAAGACGGATTTGATCTAGAAGAATTCGACGAAGACGAGTAAGATAGATATTCGGTTACCTAACCGGAGATCTATGTGTGGACATTTGAAGATAAACCCTTTGCCGGCCCAGCAGAAAAAGACTATGGATTCGTCTATATCATTACCAATCAGATAACTGGTCGTCAGTACATTGGTAAGAAGTTATTCTGGTTCAAGAAAACCCGTCAAGTCAAGGGCAAAAAGAAACGCTACCTGGTAGAGTCAGATTGGCAGGACTACTGGGGGTCAAACGACGAACTCAAAAAAGATATTGAAGAATTGGGCATTGACAACTTCAGCCGAAGCATACTATACTTGTGTGGAAATAAGGGGGAGTGCAGCTATGCAGAAGCCAAGCTCCATTTTGAACATGACGTGCTAAGACATCCAGACCGATGGTACAATTCGTGGATTATGGTTCGTGTACATAGAAAACATTTAAAATGATTTTTATTGGTCTTCTTTTCCTCAGTGCCTTTGCGGTCAGCGCCTGTGCTGCCTGGTTCAGTGTTGCTGGTTTGATCAGTATTTTTAGCAGTGCGCCCCTGGCCACTGGATTGATGGGAGGTAGTCTTGAACTCGCTAAATTGGTTGCGGCAAGCTGGTTATATCGTAATTGGAGTACTGCTCCTCGTGCCCTTAAGTATTATTTTTCTACCTCGGTGGTTATTCTTAGCATCATTACGAGTCTGGGCATTTTTGGTTACCTATCCAAGGCCCACTTGGATCAGGCGGCCGTCACCGGACAAAGCACCGGACAGCTGGCCATCATCGACGAAAAGATAAAGACACAGAAGGAGAACATAGATGCCAACCGCAAGGCGCTTAAACAGATGGATGAGGCAGTGGACCAGGTTATGGGCCGCAGTTCAGATGAAAAAGGAGCAGACAAGGCCGTGGCGCTGCGTAGGACCCAGCAAAAGGAACGTGGGCGTCTCCTTGCTGAGATTGAAACCTACCAGACGACTGTTGGCAAACTTAATGAAGAGCGGGCGCCTATCGCCACTGATGTTCGCCGAGTGGAAGCCGAGGTCGGCCCGATCAAGTATGTCGCGGAACTAATCTATGGTGACAGCACCGAAGACATGATTGGTAGAGCAGTCAGGTTAATCATCATGAGCCTGATCTTTGTATTCGATCCCATGGCCATTCTGCTGGTCATTGCCGGCAACATGAGCCTCATGGAAAGACAGAGAATACTTTCCAGCGACAAACCCGACGCCTGGGTTGCCGATGTCACCATGCCTGACACCACGCCAGCGGTGTTCAAGTATGAAGAAGTGCAGGACGAAGTAGATCCCGAAGAAGTAAAGATCAATAAGAAGGACGTTCACCGTATTCCGCCCGAAATCTTGGACCGGGTATTCCACAAGAACGTGCCTAAAAATCAGGCATAAAATTGTCTAAAAAACAGGCAGAAATGTTAATAATTTACTATTAATTTCCCCTGCCGCTAACCCATTGATAACATTGAAGAAAAACATCAATGTTATCAATGACTTACAAGTACCCTACCAAAGCGTAGGGTTTCTACTGGTTCTGCTTGACTCTTTTCCAAAAGGTGCTACAATATGTAGTATGATGAGAAAAAAGCGTTCAGACCGTCGACATATAGTATACGTCATCACCAATACCGTGACTGACGAGCGATATGTGGGCATCACTGCTGGGTTCTCCCAGAAAGACCTCAAAGTTCGCATCCAGAAGCATGTCTGGAGAGCCTTCAACGAAGACAAAGGTTGGGCTCTGTGCAATTCAATCGTGACCCACGGCACAGAATCCCATACATATGGTATCTATCAAGTGGTTCGTGGTAAAGATGCAGCTCATGCTTTGGAACGCGAATTGATCGCGATTCACAATCCTGCACTTAACCATACAGGTCGTAAGGGCTTTTAAAAAAGGCTTGACAAAATGGTAAAAGGTGCTACAATAGTATGTAAGATGGTTAAGAAGGAGATGAAGATGGTGCAATATTTTGGAATGTTCAGCGACGAAGGCAATCAAGCAGTAGCTGATGTGGTGGCGTTTGCCCAGAAACTCAGCATGGACTGGACTGGCGTTCTTGGCCTGCTCGAACAGTTGGCCAAGAAAGAAGACTTTGCCGAAGCAACCGATACCATGGTGCGTGAGATTGTCTATGATGCCATGGGTTTCACTTCTGATTTTTATGTTTAAGGAGCAGACGATGAGCGACGAAGCAAAAGGTATGACCCTGGTTATGATCAGCCTGATTTTGGCCTTGGGCATAGTTGGTGGCATAGAAAATGCTGCAGACTTGGATTTTGGTTTGACCATGTCCTACTTTGGACTGGTATTGTTGAGCATTGCCACTGGCTTGCTTGGTTTATCTTATTTGGAGGCTTGATATGAAGTTATTGGTCACTACTCAGGTTTACGAAAACTACGGCGCCCACGACTGGGACGGTACCGGTGAGTGCCCTCAGTATTGGAAGGCCAAGGGTGGCAATGATTATGTCATCAGGAATTTCAAGGGCGGGTCGGAGCAGGCCACGGCGGCTGTGATGAGTGTCTGGAATCAGGTAGAGTGTGACACTGTGGCCTACCGCGAGACCATACTGGGCTGGAGCATTGTTGCCGACGACTACCTGACTGAGTTCGAGAAGAGTCAGCTGGAGTATGAGGGCAAGATTACCTACCCCGCCAAAGAATTGGAGTGGGCATGAAAGTAGCAGAACTTATCGAGCAGTTAAAGTATCTGGATCAGGAAGCTGATGTTCACTTTAGCTATAACTATGGCGACCATTGGCGCACTGAAGTGGCACCTCAGGTGACTCAAGTCAATGAAGGTGCAGTAGTGTACAGCGAATATCATCGCATGGACAAGATGCTGGACGACGAAGATTGCTATGACGAAGAGACCGGCGATTTGTCCGAAGGTATACGCCGCGTGGTGGTGCTTGTATGAGTGGATTTCAAAGTAAACGTTTAATGGCGGCAACTCGAGTTCCTGGTCTTACCATAGACGGGCTGACTCGCGAAGACTGTATTCTCTTGGACAAGATGTGGGGCTTTGTCGAGCTCGAGGAGCTGGAGGCCTGGCAGGCCACTCTGCGGCCGGCTCTGCAGCGTCGGGTCGACGATCTAATCAAGATGGTGTTATTGGCTCATCTTGACAAGGAGATGGAGAGTGTGGAAAAGTTCCCCGAAGCCAATGATCTTTTAAGAAAGTTTAGACTATGAAAGTTGCAATCAATCGTTGTTTTGGTGGCTTTGGTATCAGCAATGCTGCGTTTGAGAAATTGCTGGAGCGCAAGGGCGTTGCCTATGAAAAGGTGCCAGCCAAGTATGCGTTTGGCAAAGACGACTCCGATTACTATCATGCCGGCAAGGTTGATCAAGAAGATGCCTATTTGTCGTATTATGAGTTCTGCGGAGATCGCGCTGACCCGGATCTGATTGCTGTGTTGGAGGAGCTGGGTAAAGATGCCTGGGGCACGCATGCCGAGATTGCCATTGTGCAAGTGCCTGACGATGCCAATTGGCAGATTGAAGAATATGACGGCATGGAGCACGTTGCCGAAGTCCACAGAACCTGGAGTTGATATGAATGAAGAATTGAAGGCGCTGGTTATGCGGGCAGGCGCCCCCGCCGAAGTTCTGCACCAGCATTGGTTCAATGTCTTTTGCATGAAGTTTGCCGATGTGCTGCTTACCCAGGCAGAAGCTGAAATGTTCGACATCAAGAACCGCATACAGGAATTGGAAAGATGAACGACGCTTTCATTGCCCTGCAGCATCGTGACGAGTTATCGGATACACTGTTCTTTGCTGGATTCGGAAACAACTGCACACGTGAAGTAGTTCGTGGCAAAAAGGCGTATGTGTTTAAAAACGAAAAATTCAGCTTGACAATTTCAGGCAGATCCATTACCATTGATGGTGAGAAGTTTCGTTCAACCCGGGACGCCAAGCGTCATATCTGCGAAAGATATCTATGAGTACCAGCGACGTAATGAATGTGGCACAACGACGTCTTGCCGAACACGCTTTTGATTTAAAAAGAAAGTATGGCGAAACCTATGACATGACAAAGCCCCAATTCCTGCGCTTGTATAACGCAGGAGAGATACAGCTTAGTTCTGTATTTGAAAATCTGCTGGTTGCTGCCCGCAATGTTCATGGCCTGCTTACCGAGCGAGCCAGTGCCGAGGGTTATGATTTTGTAAAGGTTAATAAACGAAAACAAATCTCACCTCTTGGCGACATGAAGACCTGCACACTGGGCAAAGACGGTATCTATCGTCGCTTCGTTGTGCGTAATGTGTATGCCAAAGTAGGTTGGATCTATATTGTTGGTTATAATTGGATGACCGATGGGTTCAATTATTTTGCAATACCACCAGAAGTAAAGAAACCAAAATCATTTATGGTGATTGGTGTCAATCGTGAGACTGGCGCGGTTGCCAATGGAATTTATAGTTCCTATGAGTGTGCAAGTTTTGAAGATATGATTAAACATGGATAAGGAGCAAGAAATGAGCTATGATCAAGAGAAGTGGGACCGTACCTGGTACTCAACTGCCAGCGAAGAAGATCGCAAACTATTCAAAGAATGGCTGCGTGGCATCATTAAAAACGAGCGTGTGAATATCTGCTTTACCAAGACCGATGGTACTGAACGCTGGATGCATTGTAGTCTGCATCCTGAATTGATTCCTGCTGAGAAGCTGCAGAAAGAAGAAGCCAATCCCCGCAAGCGCAGTGAAGAAGCCATGGTTGTCTGGGACATTGACAAACAAGACTGGCGTTCATTCCGCTATGATACGGTCAAAGAGTTCAGCTTTAATTTAGGTGATCTCCACACTTGACATCCGCCGGCAAAGGTGCTATAATTAAGTATAACCCAAGGAGCAGACATGGCCAGAGCAGATTTGACTTTAACTAGCGAACCGAAATACGAACTCGTCAACGAGGAAAATCAGGGTAAATTCATGGTTGCCCTGAATTGGTATAACTACGAAAAAGACAAAAAGGATGCTCTGGCCTATGCCGGTGCCTGGATTAAAAAGAACTGGCCTGCAGAATATAAACTCTGGGCCCGCATTGATGAAGCAATGTTTAGCCGAACCTTTGGCTGGATTGCCAGAATGAAAAGCAATGGCACGGTATTTGATACTGCCACTGACAAAAGATTTCATGCTCACCTGCATGAATGTCTGCAGACTGCCCGAGCCGTCAAAGATGAGCCGGCGGCAGTAGTTGTTGTGACTACGCCCAAGCGCAGCATTCAGGAAGCCATGGCAGAAAAGCAGAGTGAATTTCTTGGAGAGATTGATGGCGAGATTGATAATTTTGTTGTTAATGCCTATAAGCCTACTGGTTACAACCTGTACAAGTACTGTCAGTCAGCCAATGTCGCCAAGCAGTACATGGCAGGTGTCACCGCTCTATGTCAGCGACAACTAGACGAGTTGGAAGAGATTGGCATTGACGAGCAGGTAACCGAAGGCTACAAGCATCTGGGTAAACGCGATGTAAAGGCATTCAAAGAGTTCCTGCAGAGTCTGATTGAGGATGCAGAAAAGTATGCCAGCTTCAAGAAAGCCAATCGCAAGATCAGAGTAAAGAAGGCCAAGCCTGCTGGCGAACAGGTCAGTCGGATGAAGTATCTCAAGGAATTTGCCGAGTTGAGTTTAAAGAGTGTAAGCGCACCCAGCATCATTGGCGCACAGCAGTTGTGGGTATACAATACCAAGAACAAGAAGCTGGGCGTATACAATGCCACGGGCGCATCTGGATTTAGTGTCAAAGGTACCAGTCTACAGGGCTATGATCCAGAGACCAGTGTGCAGAGAACGCTACGCAAACCCGAGGTCATCATTCCCAAGATGATGGCAGCAGGCAAGGTGGCACTGAGAAAGATTTTACAGGATCTGACCACAACCGAGACAGCGCTCAATGGCCGTTTCAATGAAGATATCGTATTGTTAAGGGTGATATAATGAACTGGAATGAAGCTGAATATGACACACTGATTGAGCGTCTACAGACAAACTATCCTGGCATGTTTGACCGTCCCTATGGCGGCGTAGCCACTGGCCCAGGTTGGTGGCTCATAGTTGAGAGTCTGTGTTCTCACATTGATAGCCATCAGACCTGGAACAATCAAATGGCTGCGCGTTATCCTGCCGAGTATACAGCATTCAAACCCGTGCAGGTAGCTCAGATCAAGGAAAAGTTCGGCGGTCTGCGTTTCTATTATGATGGTGGAGACGCACAGATTCGTGGCATGGTTCAGATGGCTGAAGCCTGGGCTGAGAATACTTGCGAAGAGTGTGGCAAACCTGGCAAGCGTCGCAGTGGCGGTTGGATCCGCACTCTATGTGATGAGCATGAAGATGAACGTCAAAGGAAGATGAATGAGCAACGACATTCGTGATGTAATGAACCGCATAAAGAACCTGCAGGAATTTGAACTGCAGCATACAGTGCCCGATGATTTTTCGTTCTATGGACCAGTTCCCTATGACATGGAGATTGTGGGTAACCAGGCCTTTGTCAAGGTCTGGGCAATGAGCCTGGAAGAAGCTCAGGGTCAGGTGGAAACATATTTTAATGAAGGTTGTAAATGAGCTATTTTATTCGCAATGGTAATACTTTCCGTGTGGCAGACAAAGAAGCCATGGATCTGCACGAACACCTGCCTGCAGGCAACTACATTGTCAAGCAAGATCAGTTTGGCAATCTATTCCTAGAGCATGTTGATGGCTTTGAGCCACCCAGCAAGATCTATGGCGACACCATTCGCAATGCGGACCGCATCATCAGCACCTTCTTGGATCGCAAGAACAAGGGTACGGGTGTGATGCTCAGCGGCGAAAAAGGCAGTGGCAAGACTCTGCTGGCCAAGACTCTGAGCATCGAGACAGCCAAGCAGGGCATTCCCACCATCCTGATCAACAGCCCCTGGCGTGGTGACGCATTCAATAAACTAATACAGGACATTGACCAGCCCTGTGTGATTTTGTTCGACGAGTTTGAAAAGGTCTACGACGAAGAAGAACAGGAAGAAATGCTGACCCTGTTGGATGGTGTATATCCTACTCAGAAGTTGTTTGTGCTGACCTGCAATGACAAATGGCGCGTGGACAAACATATGCGCAATCGTCCGGGTCGTATCTTCTACATGATGGAGTTCAAGGGTCTGGATCAGGAATTTATTCGTGAATACTGCCTGGATAATTTAAAGGATGCCAGCCTGAAGAACATCGATCAGATTTGTCAGACTGCCAGCTTGTTTAGCCAGTTTAACTTTGACATGCTCAAGGCCTTGTGCGAGGAAATGAATCGCTACAATGAGTCGCCGCGCGATGCCATGCGCATGCTGAATGCCAAGCCCGAGTTCGATACTGGTTCAGTCTACACAGTGCGAATCTTCCGTGGCGATCAAGAATTGAAGATCAACTGGCCTAGCCCAGCCGGTGAATGGACTGGCAACCCCATGAATCTCACCGATGATGACTATGGCAATGGTCAGATCCGCTTTGGTTGGAGAATCGACGGCAAAGAGATTGCTGGCAAGATTAAAAGCAGATTGGGTCAGGCCATAGCAGCTCTGGAAGCGGACAACGACGAAGACGAAACCAACGGCGAAGCCCGATTCAATCAGGACGACCTGATTAAAATCCTGCCAGCCAAGGGACAGTTTGAATTTGAGAATCGCGAAGGCTTTACCCTGGTGTTGACCAAGCGCATCAGCAAGACATTTTACCACCCCGATGCCTTTTAAAGGAGTCAATATGAGTCATGAAGAAGACAAGTTTAATCATAGTCGCCGACTTCACCAAGAGCAGGCCGCCATTGATAAACAGGTCAAGATTGCCAAAGAGTTTGGTATGCCAGTCAAGGAGCCACACAAGCTCCATAAACACCATGCCCTGAACTGCGGCAATCCTAAATGCATAATGTGCAGTAACCCCAGAAAGGTCTTCAAAGAAAAGACCATGCAGGAACGCAGGTTTGAACAGAAGGAACGAATCCACGATGACAACGATTGATGTAATTTATCTGGACATGGATGGAGTCTTATCAGACTTCATGAGCAAGTATCAGGAACTCAATGGAGAGTTCAAACGCGACAATGAAGGCAAGCGAAGCACAGCCTGGAATGACTTCTGTAAAGGCGGTTATTTTGCCCAGCTGGATACCTGGCCAGGTTGCACCGAACTCATTGAGTTTGTTGAAAGTGTGCGAGGTGAAGTTCGTGTAGAGATCCTGACCAGCACTGGCGGTCCCTATCATCATGAGCAGGTAGAAGCCGACAAGAAGACCTGGTGCGAAGAACGGGGCATCTTCTACAAAGTCAATGCCGTACCTGGTCGCTGGACCAAAAAGGATTGGGCAACACCCCGCAGTATTTTGATTGACGATACCGAAGACGTGATCCGAGATTGGACTCTGGCTGGTGGCAAGGGTATTCTTCATCGAAACAACGATGAAACCTTTAAATTATTGAAAAAGTACTTGACATTGTAGCAATGTTCATATATAATAGTAGTACCAATAATTTTAAGGAATCATAATGATTGTTGTTGATTTTAACCAGACAGCTATTAGCACGCTCATGGGCGAGCTTGGTGGCCGCACCGATGTGGAGATTCGCAAGGATCTGATCCGTCACATGATCGTCAATGCCATACGCAGCTACAAGGTAAAATTTGGAGCTGAGTTCGGCGAGATTGTCATAGCCTGCGATAACCGCCACTACTGGCGCAAGGATAAATTTCCCTACTATAAGGCCAGCCGCAAGAAGGCTCGGCAAGAGTCGGGCTTTGACTGGAAGCTGATCTTTGACACCTTGTCGGAGATCCGCGCCGAGCTCAATGCCTTCTTCCCCTATACTGTTATCGATGTAGACGGCGCCGAGGCCGACGACGTAATTGCCATACTGGCGCACTGGAGTCAAACCAATGACCTGACTCAGGATGGCGCCTTTGGCGACGAAGTGCCGCAGCCCTTTCTTATTCTCAGCGGCGACCACGACTTCATTCAGCTGCAGAAATTCAAGAATGTGCAGCAGTACAGTCCCATTCATAAAAAGTGGGTCAAGCCTGACAACTCCATACACAGTTATTTGATGGAACACATTGTAAAAGGTGACAAAGGCGATGGCATTCCTAATATTCTTAGCCCTGATGATTGCTTTGTTACTGAGAGTCGCCAGAAAAAGATAATGCAGAAGAAGCTCGACGAGTGGCAGAAGATTCCGCTCGACGATTTTCACAATCATGTACCTGTAGAGGTTGCCAGAAATTTTCAGCGCAATCGTTATTTGATTGATTTTGACTACATACCAGACACAGTTCGCAATCATGTTTTGACTGCTTGGACCACCCAAGAAAAGAAAGATCGTAGCCAACTGCTCAACTACTTCATCGCCAACAAGATGAAGAACATGATTGATCACCTATCGGAGTTTTAAATGCATCTATTATTACCAGAAATTTTCAACAAACTTGGCGAGCTCAAGACAGAGCAGGACCGCGTCACCTTTCTTCAAACCGAGGGGCGCAAGAATAAACTGCTGCCCTATGTGCTGTCTCTGAACTTTGATCCCAAGGTTGAGTTTGATTTGCCCAAGGGGAATCCTCCATACAAGGCCAGCCCACATCCAGTAAACATGGCTGAGAGTAACTTCTATGCCGAGAGCCGTCGCCTGTATTTGATTATCAAAGATCATCCACGCCGTCCTAAAAATCTCAAACGCCTGCAGATAGAAAACATCTACATCCAAATGCTGGAGGG